GCCTTGTACGAGTAGCCCAACTTGCGGGGGTTGAGCCAGGAGGTATGACAATGCCCCCAGTCGAGGGGGAGCCCAGTCGACGCGTGGTCATACCCGGTCATCTTCTGGACGTTCATCGTCTGGACAAAGATTGAGGGGCCCGGGTCTACGGCGACCTTGTTAGTATCGGCAGAGTTCGACGCGGCAATCAGGGCCAGCGTCGGCAGGCCAGTGTTGACCACCGAGGACGAAGAGAAGGGGCTCGTGCCCACTTCCACGTCCCATTTGAAAGCCCACAGGGTCAGCGGGTCGTTAGTGTCAGATAACTCATAGCCGCCGCCGTCTTCCATCCATGCGGTCAGGGAGTAGGAGGGGTCGTCGTAGGGGTAGATCGGGTAGAGGTCGCCGTAGTTACGCGTACCGCTCGGGCAGATTTGCACCTTGTTGGCGAACGCTTGCATGATGCGTGTATCCGCGCCGTACAGGATGATGGGCATACTGCTCTCTGTGTAGCTGATAGAGCCCACGCCGATCTGAAGGAAGCGCTGGCCGTTAATGCTGACGATCTGGCACTCGAAGGGGGAAGGGATGCCACCAGTGCCTTCACCGTAGACGAGCTGCTCGGGCAGGCTTGAGTTGCTTGGGAGGACGAACTCAGGGGCGAAGACCAGCGCGTCGCCGATGGGGGGCGTCCACGGCTTGTCGATGTCCAGGGACGTGCCCTGGCTAGATGACACAAAGTTAAAACCATTCCCGGGCTGGATGGTCATGGCTTAGATGTTGACGTAGACGCTCGAGTCCCAGCCGACCCGTGAGTAGCGGATTTCGTACATGACTTTATAAAGCGAACCGAACTCCTCGACGTTAACCTGCGAAAGAAGGTTGCTGTTACCTCCACCAGACCCAGCGCCGACGATTGCCCAATCTGGGATTAGGGTCCAAGTGCCGAAGTCTGTCGTGGCTGTTGCTGAGTTTAGGTAGCCTAAGATGTCGATAACATAAGCCGCGTCTTTCATGTAGATGACGCCGGAATAGGTCGTAGTCGTGGCAAGGTAGTTAGTCTTTCCGTAGAAGTTAGGATAGTCCGGGTCGACGAAGCCAATGAAGCGGCCGCCAAGTTCGGACTCAAAGCAGGCGCCGTTGTCGCCGATGTAGGACTGCTTCTTAGAGATGATGATGGTCTTGCCAGAGATGACCTGAGTGACAAAGTCGGCCGGGTCTTTAATTTCAACGAGTGGGCCGAGATCAGACTGGACGTAAGCCGTGCCGGCGATTGGCCCAGTCGTAAATGACGCGTCAAAGTTAAAGAAGTTTGGATGCGTCGTCAGGTTCTCGGTCGTCAGGCCGTTAGCCGAAGAGGTGTTCGCCAGGGTGTATTCGCCCGCGTTGATGGCCGTGTCGATGCCGACGTAATCCACGGTCAGTGTGGCGATGTCGAGCGCGTCCCAGCTGATTTTCCACTTGTCGAGTTTGAGGTAGGAGTAGGTCGGGTCGGGGTGAGCGCTGCCCTTTACTGCGAACGCGTCGATGTCGAAAGTCGTGTCGACCTTGTAGACGGTCGTCGAGGTGTTGAGGCCGAAGCCGTCATCGACCACCGTCCAGCCGGGCTGGAGCATGGCAGTGGTTAAGGGGTCGCCGTTAATTACGATAGCCATAAAGTTATGTGGTCATGGTTGTCTGTTCAACCTTGGTAAAGTCGATTGGTACTCCGCCGCCGCCGGGGTTGGCTAGGATTTCTAGGAGCGCGGTCTGCTTGCGGGTCTCTTCAAGCTGCATGGTCATGGCCTCGATGACCGGGTTAGCGCCTACGCCGACGACGTTGGAGAAGCCCTCGGGGCCCTTGAAGGTTGTGCCCTTGGCCTTGGCGGCATCGTCGGATGCTTTCTGGGCGGCGGTCTGGGCGGCAGCGGCAGCGGCAGGATCAGCAGGGGCCATCGACGCGGCGCGTTCGTTAGACAAGGCAGCACGGCGCGACAGCACGTCCTGCATCTCAGGGTCTGAGGCCATGCTACTCACTCCAGTGAACATTGCCGTGTGCTTAAGACGACGTCGTGCCATCTCAAGACCGCCCTTGCCTTCGCCTTCGTCAAGGTACTGCTTAAGCGCCAGGTTCGCTTCACTGTCGCCAAAGACGCCCTGCTCGTCGCCGGCATCGAGGAACGCTTGAGCCGATTCCTCGCGTTGCTTCTTGGACATTTTCTTTTCTTTTGAAGTATCGGTGACGCGGGCGGCTGCTCGAGCCATGTCGGTCGCACCTTTGTCAGCGAAGACCGATGTGCCTTTTGCGGCAAAGTCTAGGATGTCCTTTGTGTCCTGCTTGGCCTTAGCGATAGCGCCAGAGATAGCCGAGATGGCCGAGTTCAGGAGGACTAGCGGGGCAACAAAGGCAAAGGCGATGTCCTTGAAAGCCATGCTGAACTTGCGGCCGATGTCGTCGACCTGCTTGCCGAAGCCGACGGTGGCGGCTTTCGCCTTGTCCATCGCCTGCGGGACATCCGAGGTGGTCTTGATATTGACTGTCAGTTCTTGGGCCATCGTCAGGGGGTTTCCTTTGCAGGATTGGAAGCGGTGGCCGCCGCGTCCTTGGCTTCCTCCTCGGCCATGAAGGCTTCCTCCTCGGGCGACATGATCGCCACGTCCGCGCCCTTCGAGATAGCCAGGGCGGAGTTGAGCCATATCGCCTGACACTCCGGCATCTCCCAGGCACGCTGCTCTTCGATGCCTGCGGTAATCAGTGAGGCCACAATCGATAGCGGCCACGGCACGCCCTTGCTTCCTCCGCTGCTCTTCTTGGTTTTCTCCCAAAACTTGGGCCAGTCGTTGACGAGGATGTAGCCAGAGAAGGCTTCGAGCATGGCCTCGAACTTGGCAGGGTTGCGGGACAGGTGAAGCATCCGCAGCTGATCGCGCCAGCCAATCTCTCCCAGGGGTTCCTCGGCGCACACTTGGCAGGCGAAGATAAGGTCGGCAGGAGTCACGCCGCGTGAGCCCGTCACCAGCGGGGAGTCAAAGGCCATCAGACGCACCCGGTACTTCAGGCACCATGGGTACATGGAACGACCCAGCAGCCGAAAGGGAGCGGGGTCGATAAAGGCAGCAAGGAACCGTTTGTCCATGCCGCCTAGTGTAGCCCACTTGGGGCTAAGTCAATTAGGCAGGCGTGATGCCTTCGTAGTCGATGGCCGTCACGGTGACCGCGGTGAAGCCCTTGTTGGAGCCCTTCTCGTCAATCTTGGTGACCGTACCGACAAAGGAAACGGAGGCCGAACCAGCAGGGTAAGCGGTGGAAGCGTTAAGCGTAAAGCTGAGAGCCACACCGAGGACCGGCATCGTGGAGGTCTTGCAGATGCCTTCGATGGTAATCTCGGATTTACGATCGTCGAGCCTATGGGTCTTGGTCAAGCCAGCTTCGTCAACCACCGTGGCCTCGGCGTTGAACGAGGAGGAGAGCGAGTAGCTCTGCACGAAGAGGTTGGTGACACTGCCCGCAACACCGTAGAGGCAGGTCGTTCCGTTAGAGATAGCGGCCATTTGAATATGCTTGGTTTGGTAACCTTACGCGGGGAAGACGGTCAGGATGTCGAAGGTGAACGAGGTCGCCCAGGAGCGCTCGTCGATACCTTCGTCTTCGGACTGCATCGTCACGTCATAGCAGGACGCGTCAGCGCCAGCCGTAAAGGCCGCCTTGATGGAGACTAGGTCACGCATATTGCCGGACAGGGCGGCACAGCGGAGGCGGTGATCGGCGAGGGTCGTATCGTCGGCGTTCGAGAAAAGGGTGATGCGGACCGAGCAGGAGAAGTTGCCTTCGCCTTCGGGGAGGTCGGACGGTGCCCGGGCGGCTTCGCAGAGGACCACGGCCTTAGGCAGGGTCTGCGTAACGTTACTGTCCCCGGTCAGGAAGGACACGGTGGTCAGCCCGGTCTGGGTCGAGAGGTAAGTCGCGACGGTGGCCTCGACGATGTGACGGATGGATTTGGTGCCCATAAAGGTTAGCGGTTGGAGATTTGAACGGCTTTGTCGAAGTGTTCTTTAAAGCGTTTACGCATCTGCTTAATACGGTTTCCGTAGACCAAAGGCAAGACCCGCGCGTCAACGGCGATGTTGTTCACGTTGCCCTGGCTGTTTGTGATACTGAGCTCGACGACCTTCTCATTGGCGAGGAGGCTGTTCGTTCCACGGATCTGGTTGTGCCGGTTAATCCATGCCACCTTGAGCAGGTCGACTCCGAAGTCTTTAGGGATGCCGTTGATGACAGGCTTAGGCAGGGTGCGCAGCGCGGAAGCCCAGCCCGACTTAATCATGCCGACCATGCGCTCACGGTCCTTGATGTATTGCGTAATCTCGCCCTTGGTCTCGACAAGCATCTTGACCTTTGTCGGTCGGACGCCCTTGCCGATGCGGCCACCAAACTTGCCCTTAATGCGGTTGTGGATTGAGCGAACGTCCTGGACGAAGCCTTGGCCGTACTCGGACATTACAGGGTTAGTCGTGTTAAAGTAGTTCTTAGCCTTCGAGAAAGCCCGGTCATAGTCGCGGTCATTGGCAATCTTCCGCATAATCGGCGACAGGCCCTTCAGCGCTTCGAGTGTGCCCTTGCCGATAATCTTGTTAAACAGACCGATGTCATTGGTCTTGGTGGCGTAGGCCAGTTGATTGGTCAGCAGGGGCGAGGCGGACGTTGAGCTGCGGTCGTTCGCCGCGACAAACATCTTCTTCATGTCGCCGGCAATGGCTTCGTCGCCAGCGGTCTGAGCGGCTTTGGAGAGGCCACGGCCTCCACCCTTTGGCATAGGAGGGGTGAAGGTTGCCGCGTCTTGGCAGGCAAGGGCGGCTTGTTCAAGGCAGGCGTCCCGCATGGTTTGCCCGGTGAGCGCCGCAAACTTGCGACAGGCCGTGATGAACTCGGCCTGAGACTTGGGGGTGACGCGGATTTCGACCACGTTGGTTTACTGGTTATCGTCGATGACGACGAGCGTGATCCATGCCGACCCGGGCTTGTAGGTCTGGGTCGTGATGCGGACGGTCTTCCCGCCGGCGACAATCTTCTTCCCCTGGCCTAGGCTGGCGATGGGGACACCTGCCGACAGTAGGGCCGCCGATGACCCCGTAGTGCCGTCTGGGAGGCTCCAGGAGGCCGTTACAGCGGGGAGCCTGACCGAGTACTGGGTCCGCTCCATGTACCCCCCTGCTTCGAGGACGGTCATGACGGCGGGGTCGGAGATAAGGCA